CCAGGGTCGAGGGGAGGACGACGAGCCCGACCTCGGCGAACAGGTCGTGGAGGGCGGCGTACACGTCGTCGATCCCCCGGAACGAGTACCCGCCGGCCTTCTGCTCCGCCTGCCTGCCCTTCGCGATGGGCTGGACCCGACGGAACACCTCGGCGAGCGCCTCGGCAGCGGTGAGCGGGTAGTCGTCGCGGGGATCGTCGCCGGGGGACCCGCCGAGCATCGCGGAGCCGGGTTGGAACGTGTGCGCCGGGTTCGGACTGGAGGCGCCGAACACGGGTCCGGCGAACGGCGGCTCGTCGAGGACGCGGTCGAGGTCCTCTCGGGCGGCGTCGTCCGGCTCGGGCGCCGGCGGGTCGCCGGCGGGGAGGTCCTCGACGGGCGTCGGGGGCGTGTCGATCGTCGTCGGCGGCGGTTCGCCGGCGGGCTCGGGTCGGGTGCGGGTCTGCGCGGGCATCATGCCTCCAGGGCGGGGGGAGCTGCGGGGATCGAGCCGGCGGCGTACGCGTCGAGGTAGGCGCGGAGCACGACGGGCAGCTCGACGCCCTCGCGGGCGGCGCGCTCCTCGGCGAGGCGGCGGGCGTCCGGGTTGACGTACAGCCACCAGCGCATCGACAGCCCCCCCTCGACCGTCGGCGGGCGACCCGCGCGCAACGGGCGGGCGGTGTCGGACATAGGACCTCCTCGGACGTGGGATACTTACCGCCTATTTATACACGGCGAACCGGAGGTGCGGGGACGATGCGCTCGGGAGAGTTGCGGCGGGTCGCGTGGGAGCGGCAGGACGGCCGATGCGCGGTCACCGGTGCGCCCCTCGGCGACCTCGACGGCGGGTGGCAACCTGTGAGCTAGTGTGGCACCTATGAGTACGCCCGTCGCGTTCGGCGACCCACGCATCCCCGAGCGCATCTGGCGCAAGCTCCGGGTATCGCCGTCGGGCTGCTGGGAGTGGACGGGCTGCCTGTCGACCAACGGATACGGGAAGGTTAGCCACGAGGGCCGATCGGAGTACGTGCATCGCGTCGTCCGCGAGGCGCTCGTCGGGCCGATCCCCGCCGACCGACAGCTCGACCACCGGTGCCGGGTGCGCCACTGTGCCAACCCGGCGGACACGGAGGTCGTAACGGGCCGGGTCAATCTGCGGCGGGGCGAGTCGCCGTGGCAGGTGAACCGGCGCAAGACTCATTGCGCGCGGGAAGGGCACCCGCTCGACGGGGACAACCTGTACGTGAACCCGCGCGGCGAGCGCGAGTGCCGAGCCTGCCGGACGGCGGCCAACGCGCGACACGACGCCAAGCGGCGCGCCCGGTGAGGATGCGCGAGCTACGCGAGCTGGCATGGGAGAGGCAGCGCGGCCTTTGTGCCGTGACGGGCCTCCCCCTCGATTGGGACCGTGACGCGTTGCACCATCGGCGGCCGGGCGGTCGCGGGGGGACGAGCAGGGCGAACCAGCAGGCGCCGTCGAACGTCGTGGCGCTGCTCGCGCGGGTCCACAACTTCGGGGCGCCGGGACTCCTCCTCGACGGCGTCGCCGGCCGCTCCGTCCACGGGTCGCCGGAGTGGTCCCGGCCTCTCGGGCTGCTCGTGTCGAGCAACGTCGACGAGCCCGCCTCGATCCCGGTCCGGATCGCCGGGCTCGGGTTCGTGTTCCTACTCGACGACGGGGGCGTCCTGCCGATCGCGTGACGGCCGGGGTGGTTCCCCTCCGCCCCGGCCGACGCGGACCCTACCGGGGCGCGGCGGCGATCTGCCGGTACTGGACGGTCCCGGTCGCCGAGGTCACCCGGTACCGGGACTCGACCCGGTACCAACCCGCCGGGAGCCCCGTGTACTCGCGGACGAGGGACGCGGACACGTCACCCGGGCCGGTCGTGAGGGCGGCGCGGTCGGCGGGCTCGACGACGTTCTGCGGTGTCGCCGGGGCGGGGGGCTCGTCCGGGCCGGCGGTCGAGGTGTCGAGGGGCTCGGTCAGCGCCTCGTCGACGTACGGTCCGACGATCCGGCAGCCGTAGAACACGCGGGGGGCGGTCGACACGAGCCGGGCGGACAGGGTGACGGCGAGCGCGCCGGAGGTTCCGACGCGGACGGTCACGGCCGGGCCGGCGGCGTCGGCGACCCACGCGACGGAGGAGACGACGAGGGCGGCGTCGGCGTCGGCGGAGCGGCGGCCGGCAGCGGCGACGCCGGCAGCGCGCAACCCGTCGACTGCCCGGTTCAGCTCCAGGAGCCGGCGTTCGGCCGAGGTGTCGGGCGGTGTGTGCATCAGGTCTCCCCGAGTTCCATCGCGACCCGCTCGGTCCGGCCGGGCTGCCCGGGGGCGATACGGCGGGTCACGACCCGGCCGAGGACGGCCGTCGGGTCGGGCTGGAGCGGGTCGTCGAGGTCGAGGCGGACCTCGTCGCCGAGCCCGTACCGGTCGAGGGTCGGGGACAGGTCCCCGCGCACGGTGAGCCCGGTCACTCGCCGTTCTGCCCCGTACCCGGCGGCGAGGACGCCGAGCGTGTGCCGGTCGAGGGTCGCCTGCTGCTTTAGCTCCTCCCCGCCGCTGTACTGCCGCTCCAGCAGCGGCCACCCGAGCGCAATCTCGTTGATCCCGAGCTGCGCGGCGGTCGCGGTCGAGCGGAGCTGCTCGGGTGGCTGCCCGGCGCCGAGCCCGACGACGAGGTTCGCGACGCCGGTCCCGTCCTCCTCGTACGTGTAGGCGATCACCTCGTTAGGGGCGCGCCCTCGGGAGGAGGTCTGCCAGCGGAGTTCGGGGACGCCGACGCGGCCGAGGCGGGGGGCGACCTCTAGCGTTTTCGTGAACCGGCCGGTCGCCGGGTCGATCCCGGGCCGGATTCTCCAGTCCAGCCCGGCGCCCCCCTGCGCGATCGAGGTCGCGGTCTCCAGCACGGTCCGGAGGTCCTCGGCGAGGAGGGTTCGGTCGGAGACGACGCCGGCGAGGGTATCGGTGTACCGGAGCCCGAGCCCGCCCGACGGCGTCGCCTCGGCGCGTTGGAACACGTCGCGGAGCATCCGGGCGTCGTCCCACCGGCGGTACGTGCGGTCCCACCGGACGAGCCGGTGCGCGTAGTACGACTCGGGCGTCGCCATGATCAGGGACAGGTCGCGGCCGGAGCGGGTCCTGCCCCACACGATCCCGTGCCACAGGACGGGGGCGGCGACCTCGACGCCGGCCCGGCGGACGACGCGCTGCGCGTAGCAGATCGTCCGCCGGGGCGTCGTGGAGCCCCACACGTCGTGGACGCGGGCGTGCTCGGAGTCGAGCTGTACTCGTGCCCGGCCGGGTCCGGCCTCGCCGATCGTCTCGGTCAGGTCGGCGTCGCGGAGGGGGAGGACGGCGATCGGGTCGTCGGTGAGGAGGTCGCAGAAGGTGTAGCGCCAACTCGCGGAGCCTGTCGCGGGCTCGGTCACTGCCCCTCCCCCTCGGTAGAGGTAACGTTCTGCGAGTGCCCACGCCTAACGCCCTGTCCCCGCTCGACCGCTTCCTCGCCGGGTTCGTCCGGGGCGCCGACGACGAGTGCTGGCTGTGGAGAGGTGAGCCGAGCGCGAAAGGGTACGGGCGCTTGCGGATCGGCGGACGGCGACAGGTGTACGTCCACCGGTTCGCCCTGGAGCTGCGGCTCGGGCGTCCGCTGCGAGACGACGAGGACGCGCTCCACTCCTGCGACACGCCCTTGTGCGTCAACTACGTGTCGCACCTCCGCTCCGGGGATCAGGCGACGAACGTCGCGGACGCCGTCGAGCGCGACCGGCTCCGCAAGGAACGGTGCCGACGCGGGCACGAGCGCACGCCGGAGAACACGCGGACGCGGATCGACCGGCGAGGCTACGTCGAGCGCCACTGTCGGGACTGTGAGCGCCTGCGGTAGCGCCCTCCAGGACGCCGTCCCGGTCGCCGAGGTCGGATCAGTCACGGCCTACCCGCGCCACCCGTGGCGCCACAGGGCGGCGTGAGTGCGCGGCCCGACGATCGTCCCATCGGCGTCGGAGCCGGTGATCCCGCTCCGGCGCTGGAACTCGCGGACGGCGGCAGTCGTCGCCGGCCCGTAGTGCCCGTTCGGCCGGAACTTCGCGTACGCGGGGAAGGTGCGGACGAGGAACTCCCCGAGCCGGCGCACCGCGTCGGAGGTCTGCCCGGCGCGGAGGGACGGGAGGGCGGCCGAACCGGTCGCGGCCGGGGCGGGGGCGGGCGCGGGCGCGGGTGCGCTGCCCCCGATCGGCGCCTGCCCGACGAGGTACGACCGCTCGCCGGGGAGCCGGCCCTGCCGAATCGCGTCGGCGAGGCGCTTCCGGGTCGCGACGGTGCCGAGGAGTTCGCCGTGCATCGAGTCGAGTCGGCCCGTGTAGTCCCCGCCCCACCGGAACACGCCGGGCGCTGCCGCGTTGTACGCGGCGATCCGGCGCCTGATCCGCTGGACGGACTGCGGGTGCGGCTTCCACGTCTCCAGCCCGGTAGCGAGCGGGTGCCGGGGCGCGGAGGCGTCGACGGCGTCCCCCCCGGAGTGGTTCGACAACTCCGAGGACGACCCGCGCACGTTGCGGACCGCCCATCCCCACACGCCAGGCACGAGGAGCGGCTCGACCTCGGCGTGAACGAACCCGAGCCAGTCGAGCAGGATCACGGACGAGTCGCCCGGCCGGCAGGTCACGGCGTACGAGGTGCCGGGGATCGTGTACCGGCCGACGCCCGACGCGGCGTCGATCGTCGGCCACCCGTTCTGGCAGGTCGCCACGGTCAGACCTCCTCGGGGGGCGTGGACTCGCCGGCCACGTCGACGGGGTCCTCGGGGGCGCCCTCGACGGGCGGGACCGAGGTCGAGTCGACCTCGTCCATGCTCGGGGAGTCGTTCGGGTCGGCGTACTCGTACTCGGCGCCGTCCGGGCCGGTGAACGTCGGTCGGGTCACTGTGCTCCTCCTGTCGTTCCGGTCGCGGGCGCGGCCGGAGTCGTGTCGTCGAGCAGCTCGACGGGGGCAGTCACGGGGAACGCGGTCTCCTGCTCGCCGACCTCTCCGCCGTAGTCGACGACGTGGACCCACACCTCGACCGACTCCTCGCCCTCGACCTCGCGCCACCCGGACAGGTATCCGGGACGGACGTACGTCGCTTCGGTGTCGGTCTCCTCCCACGGGAACCGGAACCGGACGCGGGCGGGCGCGGGTGCCTCGCGGAGGCGTCCCCAGGTGGAGGAGGTGGGCACGGCGGGTCTCCTGATCGGTGCGGCGGCGGCGACGGCGGGTGGAGCTGGACTCGCGTTCAGCTTCCCCGGGGGCGTGGTCGGCTTGCGGGTCGAGGGGGGCATCGCTACACGAGCAGCCCGAACGGGTTGTTCAGCGGGTAGACGCCGGCGAGTTGGATGATCTCGCCGACCGCGATGTTCGACCCGGGCGCGACGGCGGCGAGGGTGATCCCCCGCGAGCCGGTGCCGATTCCGCCCATCGCCATACGACCGAACGCGGCAGTCGAGAGCGGCGTCGCGACCTCCGACTCCCACCCGACGGGCAGGTTCGCCATGCCGATGTTGCCTATGTCCCCGGTCGCGGTAACGGTGAGGGCGCTACCCGTCTTAGTCGCGTCCAGGTACACGCGGGCCATGCCGTTACCGAGGTTGGAGAACGACCCGGTGACGGTCCACCCGGCGAGGGCGGTGACGTTCGACTGCCACGCGCCCACCTTCCCGCCGGCGGGAGACATGCCCGCCGAGGGGATAACGCCGTCGGAGACCCACAGGCGATCGCGAGCCGTGTCGAAGATCAGGAACCCGTTGTGGAGGCTCCCGCCCCGGGACTCGATGTTCGTCTTCGTGGTCTGCGGGTTCGACGACTGAGTGACGTTGACCTGCCGCCACGTCGAGGAGGTGCCGTACACGAACGCGCACTCGTGCCACCGGGAGTGGAGGGTGTCGCCGTACTGCGCGCCCTGCGCGATCGTCGGCCAGTCCGCCTCGACCGGGGACTCGTAGTAGCCCCAGTATTTCGGGACGGTCCCGGCCCACCCGCCGGCGGTCGCGCGGGACAGGCGACCGCCGAGGTCGCGGTACTGCCCCTCGTACGCGGGGGGGACGCGGGTCGCGAGGTCGTCGTTCGTGACGGGCAGGATTCCGCCGACGGGCACGGTCAGCAGGTCGGGGGCGGGCGCGAACGTGACGGGCGTCCCGGGTGGGGGGACGGTGAACGTCCCTAGTACGAGGTAGTTCCCGAGGTCGGGTCCGTCCAGGATCGGCGGGACCGGGTCGGTCACGGCCGGGTCGCCCCGGACAACGACCACGTCCCCGTCGTCGAGGGTGTCGGGGGCGTACTGCGCGTCGCGGACGGTGACCACGAGGAGGTCCAGGCGGGCGACGCCGGCCTCCTGCTCCGTGAGCGGGAGGTCCAGGTCGGCATCGTTGACGGTGACGTACTGCCCCTGCGTGTCGTTGCGGGTGCCCTGGAGGACGGCGCGGAACGGGGCGACGCGGGCCAGTGCGTCCGACAGGAGCGTCACCTCGCCCATCCCGCCGGCCGGGGCGGGGATGATCCCCGAGCGGGCGGACAGCGGATCGGCGCCGGGCAGCCACACGGCGTGGATCGTGAGGCGGTCGTTCTGCGCGGAGTGCCCTAGGTCCGTGTCGACGATCCCCTGGAGGAACGACGGCGGGTTGCGAACGGTCACGAGGTCAGTTACCTCCAGGTCGAGGCGGCGGACAGGTACAGCCGCGCGGCAGGGTTGGGAACGCCGGAACCGGACCAGCGGACGACGTTCCGTCCGGAGCCGGGGACGGCAGGGTCGGCCGGAGCCATGCGGGGGAACACGAACCCGGGTATCCGGTCGCCGTAGTAGGGCGTCCCGTTGAGGGTGACGAGTTCGGTCGCGGTGTCGAGGATCAGCACGTCGTCGGCGCCGAGGGTGAGGGTCCACCCGGCGGCCTCCCCGGTCGTCTGATTGACGAGGACCGGCTCGATCACCGGTCCGCGTAGGCGGTACCTCGCCTGCGCCCACTCGTCGCCGGCGTTCCGAAAGATGATCACGCCCGCCCCGGCGTCCCCTCCGCCGTAGACGTAGTTATGCCGGCGCGGGTAGATGCGGCCGGGCGTGCGCGAGGGGAGCCCGGTCGACAGCTCGCGGGCGGCCTGCGCGGCGTCGAACCGGAACGGGTCCGGGGCAAGCATCGTGAACGACCACTCAAACCCGAGCCCGTCGAACGGGGCGATCTTCGGCTGCCCCGTGGCGCGGAGCCACACGGACAGGTCGACCGGGTCGTCGGTCTGCGTGTAGAGGATTGGGACGCGGGTCTGCGCGACGGCGCGGAGTCGGCGGATCGCGGCGCGCATCGTCGCCCGGTCGGGGCAGACCGTCGTCCCGGTCCAGGTGAGCACGAGCGGCGCGAACGTCGTCTCCCCGGCGTACCCGCCGTCGCCGTACGCCCGGTCCTCGATCGGCGTCTCCGCCGAGGTCCCGTTCCATCCGTCGGGCTCCTCGCACGCCCACAGGGACCCGGAGGCGTCCTCGTCGTTGAGGACGAGCAGCGGGGCGGCGAGGGACCCGAACCGGTAGGTCCACTCGCCGGCGTGCGTGAGGTACGCGAGGTCGGCGAGCTGCGCAGTCGTCACGCGGCACCTCCGGCGATCGGGACGGACCGGGTCGCCCCGGTCCCGAGGGACCACACGGTGTCACGGGAGACGATCGCCCCGAGTTCGCGGGTCGACATTCCCTCGGACGCGTAGATGTGGTTTGTCACGGACGCTCCGGCGGCCGGGACGCCGGCGGGTGCGGCGCCGGCGGCGGGCAGGCGGCCGGCGAGGAGCCCTCGGAGGAGGTCGTCGGCGACGCCCCGCTGCTCGGGCGTCGCGACGAGTTCGTCGTCGCGGAGCAGCGCGAGCCCCTCGCCGGTCCCGGAGTCGAACACGCCTCCGGAGTGGAGGGTCGGTATGTCGGGCGGGTTGACGGTCACGCCCATGACGGAGAACTCCAGGAGGGAGTTCAGGCGGCCGATTACCTGCGTGTTCAGGAACGATTTGACGGACCGGACGATCGAGCCGGCGATGTCACCCACGAACCCGGCCGCGCTGCTGATCCCGTTGACGAACCCTCGGATCAGGTCGCCTCCGGCGCCGACGAGCAGGGAGCCGAGCCCGGACAGCGCCCGAACGATCTTGCTCGGTAGCCCGGTGAAGAATCCGACGACCGTCTCGATCCCGGAGGAGACGGCGTCCCGCGCGGAGCGGAACGCCCCGGTCACGGCGTCGACGACCGCC